CGTAGGGTAGAGATTGCTGACATTATCCTACTTGACCGCCCGGAGCTAAGTGATCCGCAAGCAAACCGCGAACTCGCGCCATGAGTGTATTACCCATGCGATACGGCGAAGGTTGAAAATCAGGTGAAATGCCGCCAGCGTTGGATGCTTGGCGAGCTTGCCATATATCTACGGCAACCATAAGTGATGCTTGATTTACTTCAGGTAAAGTTGAATAGTCGATATGGGTCGTGCCGTAAGCCTTACCAAATGGCACAAGGGCGTTTTTAACTTCAGCGGTTGCATTGTTTATGTTATAACTTACGCCGTAAGTTGTAACCGCTGTAATGGTCTTAGATCCGTTGTATTTAGCTCCGCAGTTTTCAACAACAATGGTGTCGCCAACAATAAATGGGTGTGGCAGTTCAAAATAAATAGTTGCAACGCTTGTGGTGCTTTCATGCGCAACCACAGGGAATTCGTTGTACCAAAGTTTTGCTTTTACTATGTTTTCAGCCGCTTGGCAACATTCTTCAACGACTGCCGATGAATAAAGATTGCCAATGCCAAGCGCAGAGCGCAATTCGGCTTCGGTAACAAATGTCGCTGGCATCTCTATCCTTTCTTATGTTAGCCCCGCCGCAAGGGCTGTGCGGCGGGGTAACTCTACTTCTAGGCTAATTAAGCCTTGTTGAAACGGAATGCACCCTTTGGCTTCTTGGTCGCGAGCGCGCCATAGCCATAGAGTCCAACTTCAATCTTGCCTGATCCAACGGTTTCAGCGCGGAGTTGCAAGCGTGGTGATTCATACCAAGTGAAGGAATCGCGGTTTACAACCATGATGGTTGCATCGCCATCGCCAGACTGTGTGTAATCTACGTAGAGATCAAGTCCGAGAACGTTTCCGCGAATTGCGTTTGCTGCAACTGAACCAGCAGCATTTTGTGGCTGGATTGCAGTAAGGATTGGACGCTTGTTGCTGTCGTTGAGAGCAATCAAGTTAGCCCATTGAGTTGGGGATGCAATCAAACCTGTTGCAAACGAGAAAGTGTTTGCGTAGATGTCTGATGCTGCGCGTGATACGAATGCGCTGAGTTCATCGCCGTCCCATGGAAGGGTAACAGTTGTTCCATCAACAGTTGCTACGGATGCAATGGTGTCAAACGCGTAAGCGTTGGTTGCCTTTGCATAAGCATCTGCCATAAGAGCTGTGAGTTCAGCAAAGAACGCTGGTGAAGTACGATCAAGAACTTCTACCGAGAATTTCTGCATTCCTGCAAACTTCTTGACATCAACATCGAGATATTCAATCTCAACCTGAGTATCGGAGAATGCTCCACCTTCATTAACCTGTGCAACAGTTGGCGCAGTCTTAACGCGTGGAATCTGGAACTTCATACCTGCATCTGGAAGTGTGCCGGATGAAATTGCTTCGATTGTTGGGCGAACGCCGGTTGTCTTTGGGTTGATAACTTCTGTCAATTGACGTGTTGGTACAAGACCGGGTACGTCTGTTGTTGTGTCTGTGTCTGATGCAGCAGCAATCCATTGACGAGCTTCTTCTGAGCCGAGAGCCGCGCGAACGGTGTTCTCAACATAGAGAGCTGGTGTTACTTGGATGCGTGGCTTTGCATAGATTGGTGCTGTAACTGTTGGGCGCGAAGCTTCCACCGCAGGGGCTTCAACCTCAGGCGCAACGGCTACGGTGTCTGGAGTTTTCTCCACGACTGCCTCGCTTTCGTTTTGGGTTGTTGTTTCTTTTGCTTCATCTTCTTCGGATGCAGCAACGCTCAAAACTTCTGCGCTCTTAAACGCAGCAGCCTGAACAAGACTCGTTTCCATCATTTTGCTTGATAACACACGATAAACATTTTGATCGCGCTTTCCATCAATAACTTCTACGCCAACGGACAATCCGCTGCGTAGTTGTTCAGATGCTTCAATAAGCGCATCGTTTCCACGTGTTGTATTGGAAATCTTAAATGTTGCATAAATTCCATCCTCATCTTCACGAAAGGAAATCATGCGACCAATTGGTTTCTTTGGGTCATGCTCCAAAAGCAATTTCGGCTTTGGGCTGTCAGGGATCTCAATAGATCCTTTTTCAAATACGACTTTGCCGGCAGATGTCTGACCGATTTCTCCGCCGAATGGGACAATTTTGCCTGAGATAGTGCGCTCAGAAATTGAGCATTCGATGTCGCTACTGAATGTTAGATGCATCTTCATTTCCGTTCGGTGTTAGATCTTCCATCTCCATTGCTTGCTCTACTGTGATTAAACCTAGAGATAGCATTTTTTCAATGACGTTTAGGCGCTCCATTGGATCTACCCGTAGGAATGCAGAATCAACGTCAAACTTAACAATATTGCCTCGCGCCGTTATATCATCCATGGATAAACGATCCTGAATTGCGTTGATGTACGGTGCGAGTGATAGCGCCACGAATTGCTTGCGTTCATCTTGAACATTTGCGTAAGTCATGCTGTTGTTCATATCTGCGCTGATGTAATACGCAGGAACGTTCATCATTCGTGCAATTTGAGTGGCTGTATTTTGAATTGCATCAACAAACATCATGTCGCGTGGACTGAATGATGTTGGCTGATATTCAAGTGTGCTAGTGAGATAAGCGGTGCTGCGTTGTTCACGCGCTGCTTTCCATGCTGATAAAATTCCCTGAACTTCGGCTGGTGCTAAATCTGCACCTGTATTTTTAATGACACCAGATGGCATTGGAGTCGATGTAGCTACACGCATTGCCTTCTCAAGATCAATGGCGCTGCGTAATGTGCGAGCGCCCCGCTGCAAAATACCTTCATCTTGTGCTTGGAATGTAACAAGTGATCCAAGTCCTGACATTGGCGCAGGTGTGCCATCAACAGTATATTGAGTGATGAAATTTGTATTGGAATCTGTCGTATAAGAAACGCGACCCGGTGCGACCCATTCAAAGCGAGCAGGGCGACCATCATCAAAATAAACTTCGGTTACGCGCCAATATGCAACGCCGTAAAACAATAACGAATCAACAGTCCAAGCAATTGTTACTGATCGTGGTTGCGCATTTGATGGTTGCTCTAACCACAATGGCTTACCTAATTCTTCGCCTGTTGATTTTTTGTAAAGCTCTAAAGGCAATCCGCCAATCGTGCAAGCAATTAAATTACGGCAACGTGCAACGCTTGGAACTGACATTGCTTCATCGCGACCTACGGCAGTTAATACGCCGGGAATGTAATAATTAAAAGCATCCGTCATCAATTGCGGTGCTTGTTGCGCTTCTATTTTCGCAGGGCGAAAACGATCAAAAAGACCCATCGTTAAATTTTAGCATACAAATCGGACATTCCCGACATTTCACACAATAATTTGTGGCTTGCTTTGTGGCTTAAGCAGTTGGTGGACAACCATAGCCAAACTAATTGCTGCCGATACGTCCCCGGCTGACTTTCGCCTAACGATTCGCCAACCCGCGTCGGTTTCTTTAGCGGCGCAGTTATTCATGGAGTCCACCAGACTAGCCTGTCCGATGTGAACGATTCGCGCGTTCACAAGCGCATCATATAGATCAGAACAGGCTTGGTAAAACACCGTGCCTGACATATCTTGTATTTTGTGTCCAGATTGAGCTAGGCGCTCGGCTACGCTCATGCTTGAGTATTTGTCAAAACAAATCATTCGTGGGCGGTATTTGTTAGCCCATTCGTTTATTTCGATTGCCATTTTGAGTTCATCAATAGCCACTTGGCTTTCAAACTGCGCAATAACGCCTACGGCAATCTTGCCATCCTCTCGGACTTGCCCTGCGACAAGGCTTGCCATCTTTTTATTGACCGAGATGTCCATTCCAAATATGGTTGCAGTTCCCGGCTCAATTTTTAGATCCTGCACCGTTAAATCCTCAAATGCTCGATAGGGCCATGGCGATTTAAGGGCTGAAACCCATTGGCATAAGGTTTCGGTGCGGCTTGCTTCCACACTAGATGTAGCAATGGCTTCGGCTATGGTTTCTTCATCAATTAAGTATCCTAAAGCTGGATTGGCTTGATACCACGCATCCTTATCGGTGATCTTGGCAAAGTCATCTGCCGAATACTCCCAAAACCCAAGGCTGGCAGGTGGATAAGACAAAGCACGGCTTCGTAGGTCGTTCAAGACGCTTGAGAACGCATCACCGGCGTTCGATGTCATAAATATCTGACTATTAGGACGGGCGCGCGTAATTGGTTTAGCCGCAGTCCACGAATCTTCATCAATCTCACGTAATTCGTCTATGTAAAGCAGATCCGCGGTCTTACCACGGCTTCCATCTCTTGTAGCCGCGACTATTTCGTATCTTGCTCCCGATAGAAGCTCAACGGATTCCTGCCCATTGGCAACGCGAATCTGCCTGACCTGCGCCAGAAGGTGCGGGTTGTCTTCAATCACGTCCACGACCTTGCGAAAGGTGTCAAGTGCCATGCCGCGATTAGATGACATTGCAACTATATTCATTTCACCAAAAATAAACAACCCTGCAAGGATGCGGATGCGCGCTAGGTGAGTTTTACCGTTCTGCCGGGCTACAAGCAGCAAATTGGTCTTACGCCGCCATTTGCCACCCTTATCAACCTTGAGTAGGTCAGTTAGCACGTACTCTTGCCACGGCAACAGCTCTAGTTTGCAATCGGTTAGCAATTTCTTTACTTCATCAATCCTAGATGCACCTTTAAGCGGTGCGTTCTGTAATCGTGGCTTGGTTGAGCCCTTACGTGCCTTTTTCAATTAGCCCCCGACTGATCTGGACTGATAAAGGGTGAGTCTGTATCAATCTTGATCGTAGTATGTCCGTTTTGCACCGATTTGGACTGATTTCCACCGATCGGAGAGTTTTTGAAGCG